GTATATTATCAAATAGAGGATTAAATAAAAAAGAAATAAAACCATTAGTAAAATGACAAAAGAACTATACAATATGTTTATGACATCTGCAGAAGCAGATAAAGCTAAAGCATTATTATCATTAGATTTATTAGGCAATAAAGGAGTTGGTATTGGTGATCATTCAACAGAGGATTATTATAAGAATGCTGAGGAAGCACTTACAATGTTAGTTGATGCTGATGACAGAATTACTTGTCTAAATTTATACTATAGTAAATTTAAATCAAAATCACAAATCAATGGGTAGTTCAGTATCAAAATATTTAGAAGAAAATATAGGCCATTTTGGTAATAACGCAAAACAAATAATTATGAGTGATAGAGAAATTATGGATTCAAAACATGGTACAATTTCAGCAGTAGATAAATTTGAGGAAGAATACCCAGATTTAAGCGTTGAATTTATTAAGATACAACAAGAAATGTATGTTATGTTTGCAGCTAAACATTTAGACTATGGTTTAAATAATATAACATTAGGCGGAGATATCGTTAATAATAGCGATGATAAAAAATTCTCACTAACTGGGTTGTGTATTAGATTAACTGATAAAATATCACGTTTAAAAAATCTATTAATTAATGGAAAGAATTATGTAAAAGGTGAAGGTATGGAAGATACTTTTATTGATATTGCTAATTATGGTATCATTTCACTCTTAGTTGGGCGTAATAAATGGAAGAAATAAGTTTTGGCTAAAAAAATTCCAAATATTGTTAAGGAAATAAGAAATAATCCACCTTCACCAGTGAATTATGCTTATCAAAAGAACATATCGTATTCTCAAATGTCTATTTATAGAGGCTGCCAACATCGTTGGAAACTTCAGTATAAAGACAAGGTAAGACGATTTACTTCTTCTATCCATACAGTATTCGGTACAGCGATGCATGAAGTAATTCAACATTATTTAGATGTAATGTATGAAACAAGTGGTGCAGAAGCTGATCGAATAGATATTGAAGAATTATTTAGAGAAAAGTATATAGGAGAATATCAAAAACAATACAAATCAAACAAAGAAAGTCATTTTTCCAACGCAGAGGAAATGAGAGAATTTTTTGAAGATGGACTTGGTATATTAAGTTGGTTTAAAAAGAAAAAAAGTGGTTATTTTTCAAAACGAGGATATAGTTTAGTAGGTTGTGAAATACCAATCGTTATTGCGCCAAATAAAATGTTAAATAACGTATTATACATGGGGTATCTAGATGTTGTCATGTACCACGAACCAACAGAGACATTCAAGATAATCGACATAAAAACCAGCACTCGTGGATGGAGAGATCAAGACAAAAAGAACGAAGATAAACAATTTCAATTACTATTATATAAACAGTATTTCTCAGAACAATATGGTATACCATTAGATAAAATTGAAGTTGAATTTTTTATATTAAAACGAAAAGTATTAGATTGGGATGATGAAAAATTAATGTCACCACATCAAGCGTATAGAGTACAAACATTTACACCACCTAGTGGAAAAATTAAACTGGGTAGAGCGAAAAAAGCTATTAATGATTTTATTAGCGAATGTTTTAACTCTAGTGGTAAAATAAAGGAAAAAGATTACCCTAAACAAGTGAGCGCCTGGAACTGTAGGTTTTGTCCATATAAAGTAGACAAAGAGCATTGCGGTGAAGGCATAATATATTAAAATAATTATATACGTATAGTTATAAATAAACGTTATTAAAAACAAAAACTATGGCAGATGCTAAAAAAATGACACTAACTAGTGTTAAAGTAAAAAGTGAATTATTTGAAAATTTTAAGATAGAATGTGTAAGAAGGAAATTTAGTTTCCAAAAACTTGCCGATCGTGCTCTATTTTTGTATCTTACAAATGAAGATTTTAGAAAACAAATTTCAAACCAAACAAATATTGAACTATAAATTTAAGTTATATGAATAAAGATTTTAAGCATATTCCTAAAGAACAGAGGAAAAAAATATTGCTAGTATGTGATGATATTAGAGTAAATTCAGGTGTAGCAACAGTTGCAAAGGAAATTGTAGTACATACGGCACACCACTTTAATTGGGTAAATGTAGCGGGAGCTATACAACACCCTGAAAAAGGTAAAGTATTAGATATATCAACAGCCACAGGTAAAGAAGCAGATATTAGTGATGCTGATGTAAAGTTATATTGTGTAGATGGATACGCTCAGTCAATTGAATTACAACAAATTTTAAATATTGAAAAACCAGATGCTGTAATGTTGATTACAGACCCTAGGTATTTTAAACATATTTTTAATATGGAAGATACTATTAGAAAACAATGTCCTTTGGTATATTTAAATATTTGGGATGATTACCCTGCTCCTATGTATAACAAACCCTACTATGAAGCTTGTGATTTATTAATGGGTATTTCAAAACAAACAGTTAATATTAATAAATTAGTATTAGCAGATTGTGATAATAGTAAAAGAGTGTTTAAATATATTCCCCATGGTTTAAATCATAAAGAATTTTATCCAATAGGTAAAGATCATAGTGAGTATGAACCTCTACAACAGTTTAGAACTAATCTTGTAGGTGATAATGTAGACTATGTAATGTTCTTTAACTCTAGAAATATTCGTAGAAAACAAATACCAGATACGATGTTAGCTTTTAGATCATTTTTAGATTCTTTACCTAAAGAAAAAGCAGACAAATGTAGATTGGTTTTACATACAGAATTAGTTACAGACCATGGTACAGATTTAGGTGCAGTAGCTGAATATCTTTTTGGGGAAACTTATGAAAATAATATAATATTTTCACATCAAAAATTATCAAGAAAACAATTAAATTGGTTATATAATATAGCGGATTTACAGGTATTAATTACATCTAATGAAGGATGGGGTTTAACAGTTACTGAAGCAATGTTAACAGGTACTCCTATAATTGCTAATGTAACAGGTGGAATGCAAGATCAAATGAGGTTTGTAGATGAAAATGGAAAATGGTTTACACCATCCCCTGAAGTACCATCTAATCATAGGGGTACATACAAAGAACATGGTGAATGGATGTTCCCAGTTTACCCAACGTCTAGATCAATACAAGGTTCACCTCAAACACCTTATATTTTTGATGATAGATGTGCATGGGAAGATGTTTGTGATAGAATAAAAGAAATATACGAATTAACAGATGAAGAGCGTAAAGCTAAAGGGTTAAAAGGTAGAGAATGGGCTTTAAGTGATGAAGCAGGATTTACGGCTGAACACCAGGCACAAAGGGTAATGGAAGCGTTTGAGGAATTATTCTCAGTCTGGGAACCCAGAGAGGATTTTGAAATAGTAAATGCAACAGAATATAAAGGAAGATTTTTAAACCACAAAATTACATACTAATGAATAAACCAACTTTCACAATTAGCGCTCCAGTAGATACATATAGTGGTTACGGTGCTAGAGCAAGAGATATAGTTAAATCTATAATAGAATTAGATAAATATGATGTTAAAATTCTACCACAAAGATGGGGTGACACTCCATCAGGATTTTTAGAAAGTCACGATAAATGGAAATTTTTACAACCTCTATGTATCCCAAACCTTTCATCTAAACCAGATATTTGGATGCAAATTACAATTCCCAGTGAATTCCAAGCTATAGGTAGTTATAATATTGGTTGTACTGCTGGAATTGAAAGTACAGGTTGTGCCTCAACTTGGGTTGAAGGTTTAAATAGAATGGATCTTAATCTAGTCTCTTCAGAACATAGTAAAAAAGTATTTAAAGATATTAATTTTGAGCAGAAGGATAAGCAAACAAATCAACTTGTTAATATAATAAAATTGGAAAAACCAATCGAAGTAATATTTGAAGGGGTTGATTTAGATACTTACTTTTACAAGAAACCAAAAGATGTAAATATAAATTTAGATAATATTAAAGAATCCTTTTGTTATTTATTTGTAGGACATTGGTTAGGAGGACATTTTGGTCATGATAGAAAGAATATTGGTGCATTAGTAAAAAATTTCTTTGAAGCCTTTAAAGGTCAAAAATCTCAACCTGCCTTAATTTTAAAATCATGTATAGGGAGAAATAGTTATATAAGTAGAGAAGAATTACTCCAAAAAATTAAAGTAATAAAAAAATCATATCCCGTAGGTACTAAATTACCTAATGTTTATATTTTTAATGGTAATTTATCTGATGAACAAATAAATGATTTATATAACCACCCAAAAGTAAAATCTATGGTTAGTTTTACTAAAGGTGAAGGTTATGGTAGACCTTTAGCTGAATTTGGTTTAAGTAAGAAACCTATTATAGCATCAGGTTGGTCTGGTCATGTCGACTTTTTAACACAAGGTAATTGTATTTTATTACCTGGTGATTTAGAACCGGTTCATGAAAGCGCCGCTAACCAATGGTTATTAAAAGAAACCCAATGGTTTAAAGTAAATAATGCTGCTTCAATTAAAGCACTTAAGGATGTTTATGATAATTATAAGAAGTACACAGTAGGGGCTAAAAAACATGGACATCACATTAAAACTAAATTTTCATTTGATGCTATGAAGGAATTATTAGGAAAGGTATTAAAAGAAAATATACCACTAATCCCAAAACAGGTAGAATTATCCTTACCACAATTAATAACACCAAAACTATAGATATGGCACAACATGATGAAATAATACAATGTCCTAAATCGGGAGGCGATTTATGTTATAAGATTGAAGTAAGCAAAGATATAACACAGTATATGAGTTTATCCTGCGGTTTTATGACAAATAGTCTAATGAAAGTAGGAACTGATTTCTATAACGAACAGATGATTTTACTTCCTGAATTATATAAAGATTTAGCTTGGGAAGATGATAATACCAAATTAATATGGTTACCTAATAACATAAATGTCCCTGAACTAGGAATGGTTTATGCATCAGGTGCTAATACAGAAGAATGGAAATGGGCAGCAGTTAAAGCTATTAAGTTAGATGAAGAAGTTACAAATAAAGATGGCTCAAAATCCTCATACAAACCAGATATGTCTACAGTAAAATATTTTGAAGAGCGTGACTATATAGATGCTCTTTCGTATATTGGGGCATTACCAAGCTAGATAAATATGAAAATAAGTTACGGAATAACAGTTTGCAATGAACACGAAGAACTCCAACATTTAATAGAGTTTATATCTCCTTTAATTGATAAAGAAGATGAGATTGTAATTGTATATGATGGTAATAGAGTCACAAAGGAGGTATTAGGTGTATTAGATCAATATGAAGGGAAAGTAAGAGCATTTCCATTTGATTTCCAACAAAATTTCTTAGAAAATAAGAATTATATGAATTCTTTATGTGAAGGAGATTATATATTTCAAATAGATGCTGATGAAATACCTAATGAAGGTTTAGTATCTAATTTAAAATCTATTTTAGAATCAAACCCAACATTAGATATGTTAGTAGTCCCACGTAAAAATCTTGTAGAAGGTTTAACTGAAGAGCATATTAAAAAATGGGGTTGGCGAGTAAATGAAAATGGTTGGGTTAATTGGCCTGACCAACAAAAACGAATATATAAAAACTCACCAGAAATTCAATGGACAGGACACCCTGTTCATGGTATGGTAACAGGATATAAGGAATTTGCCTCATTACCCGTAGCAGAAGAATTTAGTATTACTCATAATAAACAAGTAGAACGACAAGAGAAACAAAACGAAAGATATTATAACATTGAAAAAACATTATAAATGGTAAGTTTAATTATACCCTCATACAGAAACCCAGAATGTCTAGATTTATGTTTAGAATCAGCATTAGAAGGTCAATCTACAAAAAATCAAATTATAGTAATATTAGATGGATTTACTGAAGAATCTAAGCATATTACTGAAAAGTATATTGATAGAATTAATTTTTTGCCCTTAGAACAAAACCAAGGTATGCAAATGGCATTAAACCTAGGGGTTTGTAATGCTGATAATGAAACTATTG